CGCAGGAGAAGCGGCGAAGACCGCCGCTACTACGGCGGGCACAGCGGCGCGTACGAGCGCCGAGACGTCGGGCGCCACCGCCTCCCTGGCCTCGCAGGGCGCGGCGATGATCCGGTCCATTCTCGGTTCTGCCTCGGAAGCCTTCGCGGGCGTATTCGGGTTCCTCGCCCCGATCATGGGCCCTTTCGCGGCAGGTCCGGCCGCGGCAGCGCAGGCAACCGTCGCAGCGGCCGCCGGCGGCGTGGCGTCGGCGGACATCGGCATGTGGAGCGTTCCCGCTGATATGTTGACGCTCGTACATCACAACGAGCTCGTCATGCCGGCAGCCGAGGCAGGCGCGTTTCGTGATTTGCTGTCCGGGTCCGCAAGTGGCGGCCAGACAGGCGCGACCAGCGTCTCAATTGCGCCAACCACGCATTTCCACGTCAACGCGATCGATGCTGGATCCGTTTCGCAATGGATGCGCGGCAATTCGCGGGAGATGCTGCGGGCGATCGACGAAGCGGTGCGCCATGGCGCGCATCTGGGTCTACGACGTGTTGCCTCGGTGTGACCCGTGCCAACCCTGACCGGAGTTCACTTACTGCCGGCCACAGGCGAATTCACTTACGATACAATCGCCTTTTCCGGACAGCGCCCGGGCGCGTCAATGGCGCCGCTAAATACCTACTACGCGCCGGGCGGGGCGAAGACCGATTACTCCTACGCGATCGACCAACTCCAGGCCGCGCATCCCGAGTGTGCGACGGTCGCCGTCGTCTGCGCTTGGTTCTGCGACGGTCTGACCGCCGGCGCATGCCGCATCTTTCCTGCAACGACCTATAGTGGGGGCGCCTTCGAGAGGACGGCTGGCGGGACCGATCATTGGAGGGTCTCCAGCCTCACGGAGACGTCGGCTGGTCTTGTGCCGATACCGACAACCGCAATCGGATCGTACATATATGGAGGCACGCCGAGTGACGCTTCGATCGTGCGTTGCCTCGGCGATCTGAAGGCGAGAGGCTTTCGGGTCGTCTTCTATCCATTCTTGCTGATGACGGCGACGGGGCTACCCTGGCGGGGCCTCATCAGCTACGCGCCCGACAACACCAGCGCGGCGACGGCGGCTGTCACAGCTTTTCTGGGCGCAGCCGCGCCCTCGGACTTCACCCCCGACTTCGTCAATCTGACCGTGGCCTATTCCGGGTCCCCCACGGATTACACGTATCAGCGGATGATCCTTCACTACGCCAATCTCTGCGTGGTCGCCGGAGGCGTAAACGTGTTCGTGCTAGGATCGGAGCTTCGCGGCCTCGAGACAGTGCGCGGGCCGGCTTGGACGAAGGCCGGGACAACGGATTCATCAGGCTATGCGGTTTGGGACTATCCCTTTGTCGCAGGTCTGACGCAACTCGCGGCCGACGTGCGCTCGATATTCGACACCGCGGGCTACACGAAAAGTCTATCCACACTGTCGAATCTAGTGACCTATTCCGCCGATTGGTCGGACTGGATGGGCTATCAGCATGCCGGCGCGAATGGGCAGTGGCCTCATCTCGACTCGCTCTACGCTTCGGCGAACATCGACTTCGTCTCCTTCGACAACTACCTGCCGTTGTCGGATTGGACGACGGCAAACGGCGGATTGGACGCCGACTATTGGCAGGCGGATCCGCCCGCGACATGGCCAACACCTTCGCCGAATACACGCGGTTTCGGTCTGAGCGGAGGGCCGAACCTGTACTCGGCGAGCTATCTGCAGGCCAATATCGAGGGCGGCGAAAAATTCGACTGGTACTACAACGATGGCGTCAACGGCGGCTCCGGGCCGGATCCGAACGGTTCAGGGCTATTCGTATCTGTACCGCAAGGCGACCGCGCCGCGCAAACTCGCCAAACCTACACGTCGGGGCAGCAGATACTCGGCAATAAGCAATTGCGATGGTGGTGGAGCAATCTTCACTACGCTCTTTACGATACGGGCGGTGGTTGGATTGCGCAAGGTCCTCAGACCCGGTGGTCGCCGCAGTCCAAGCCGATCCTGTTTCTCGAATATGGCGTTCCCGCAGTCGACAAGGGGACGAACCAGCCGAACGTGTTCTTCGCGAGCAACTCGATCGAGAGCGGGACGCCGTACTGGTCGATTTGGGATCCGGCTTCGGGCGACGCACTCGAGCCTCGCAGAGACGACACGATCAGCGAACTCGCCCTCAACACGATCTACGCCTATTGGCAGAGCAACAACGCGACATCGTCGCTTGGCGTAACTATGATCGAATGGGCGTTTTGTTGCGCCTGGAACTGGGACGCGCGACCGTTTCCGACGTTTCCGCTCCTCAGTGACGTATGGGCGGATGCAAGCAATTGGAGCGCCGGGAATTGGTTGAATGGCAGAGGGCCAGCAACTCTGCCTGTCGCGCCCTCACCGCCTCCTACGCCATCGCTCTATCCCACGTTTCCGGTCGTGCCGACCATCGGTTGGTCGACCCGCATTCGTCCAAGATTCGCCACCGGAGTCGCGCCCCATGTCGCGGGTCGAGAATCGCGAAGGCCGGGACGCGCCTTGTCCTTCTACGACATCGAGTTGAACTACGAACTGTTGCGGAGCGACGCCGCTCACGCCGAACTTCAGACCCTCGCGGGATTCCTCTGCGAGAACGCGGGCGCGGCCGACGCATTCTGGCTGCCGCCGCCCGGTCTGGCGACGGTCGCCGGACAACCGCTCGGCCTGGGGGACGGGGTAACGACGAACTTTCCGCTCCTGTGGAGTTTTTCGACTTACGTTGAGCCTGTCCAGGCGACGAGTGGGGTGACGGCTGTCTATCTGAATGGCGCGCCGCAGTTTTCCGGGTGGAGCGTTTCGACCGGGTACTTTCCCGCCATTCAGTTCGCAAGCGCACCCGCCCTGGGCACGACCGTCAGCGCTGACTTCACGACACTCTGGCTTTGCCGAATGTCCGATGACTATGCGGACTTCGAAAATTTCATGACGCTCTTTTGGTCATTCAGAACAGTGAAGTTGCAAACTACGAGGCCGTGAACCGTGACGCAGAACGGACGAATCATACGAGCGATTCTCGCCGGAGCTCAAACCTCGAGCGAGATTGCGTGCGCGATTGGCGCCTGTCGCGGCAATGTGTCCGTCGCCTTGCATCGGCTGGGGGATAACGGCCTCATCGAAAGGGGCGGCGTCGTGAATATCGAGCGCATCGGACGGCCCCATGTGCGCTGGCGCCTGAGAGCGCCAACCGCTGCGTCCATTTCGCCCGTTTGCACGGGCGCGCGTGGTCCTGCGAACCTGGCGCCGGCGGAATGACGAGCTTGCCTGTTTTCCCGGTCCTCGGGGGCCAGGGTTGGTCAACGCACAAGGCCCCCGCGTTCTCGACCCTCGTGGCCACACACGTTTCCGGCCGTGAAGTTCGCGATGCGCTCTACGCCAATCCGATCTGGCGCTTCGAGTTGACCTTCAACGCGCTGGACGGAACGCCGGAGGGCGATTACGGAGGCGTAGGTCTTGCTTCGTTCCAAAGCTTGATCGGCCTCTATCTTCAATGTCAGGGGCAATTCGGTGAATTCGTCTATTACGACCCGACCGATTATTCGGTCGACGGACAGACATTTGGTGTTGGCGACGGCGCGACCTCTACGTTTCAGTTGACCCGTTCGCTGGGCGGCTTTTCTGAGGCGATCGTTCAACCCCTTGCACCCTCCGCTCCGATCGTCTTTCAAGTTCAAGGGTCGGCCGCAAACTTCGCGCCCAACAATCTCATCAACTATTCTGGCGACTTTACCAACACTGCCTGGACAAAGTCTGGGGCTAGCGTCACCGGCGGCATTGCTGATCCGTTCGGCGGCAATGGCGCTCAGACCATAACGGCGTCGGCGGCGTCCGCTTCGGTGAACCAGACGAGGGTGGCGACAGGCGCCAACTATGTATCGTCGCTTTGGGCGCGCCGTCGGACCGGATCGGGGACCGTAACCCTTGCGGATCCCGCCAACGACACAAATACGTTGACCCTTGCACTGACGTCGGCTTGGCGACGCTTCTCGATATCCGGGCCGCCCGCGGGCGGCGATGCCTATAGCCAAATACGCCTGTCCGCAACGGGAGACGCAATCGATGTGTACGGAGCACAGCTCGAGCAATCGATTCTTCTGACGCCTGGGCCGTATTTTCAAACACTCGCGTCGAGCTATTTCGGCGGCCCCTGGATCACGGTCGCAGGCGCACTCGTCGACCCGTCGACCTACACAATTTCGAACGGCTCCGTGGCTTTCACGACGGCGCCTCTCAACGGATCGATACTCGCTTGGACCGGATATTTCGGCTTTCTCTGCCGTTTCGAAGCCGACGACCTCGATTTCGAGCAGTTCATGGCAAACCTCTGGAGGGTGGACAGCGTGAAATTCCGATCGCTGCGAAACCAATGAAGACCACGACCGCAGCGGTTGTCTCCGCACTCGCGGCGGCCCGCGCAGCGCCCGACGCAACCCTGGTTTTCGCCGAATGTTTCACGTTCACGCTGGCGACAGGGACGATCCTGACTTGGACCAACGTCGATCAAGTCGTGACATACAACGGCGCGGCGTTCTCGGCGGCTGGACCCCTCGTGCAAGGGCTCAAGTTCAAGGCGAGCGTTGGGCTCGAGGTCGACAAGCAGCAGATCGTCATCGCCGCCCGGCCGACGGACCTGATCTCCGGCGCGCCTGCGTTGCAGGCGATCGCCGACGGCGCCTTCGACGGCGCGACCGTACAGCGCGATCGTGTGTTCCTGACGGCGATCGGGGGAACGGTAATCGGCGGGGTCACGCTGTTTCACGGCCGAGTCTCAACCGTCGACGGGGTGGGCCGCACGACAGCGCAGATCACCGTTGCGAGCGACCTCGTGGTCCTCGACTACGACATGCCGCACAACCTCTTCTCAGCGACCTGCAACCATGTGCTTTACGATAGTGGCTGCGGAATCATCCGCGGAACCTACGCGGCCAACGGAACCGTGGGCGTTGGTTCGACCGCGGGCCTCATCAGCACGAGTGTCGCGCTCGCCGCCCACGCACAGGGCTCGATCGTGTTCACGAGCGGCGCCGACGCCAATGTGACCGCGACCATCCGAAGCGTCGTTGCGGGTACGTCGCTGACGCTGATGTATCCGCTGCCCGAAACGCCGGCGGCGGGCGACGCCTTTACGGTCTACTACGGTTGCGATCATACGCGTGGAACGTGTCAGGCCCGGTTCAACAATCTCACGAATTTTCGCGGCTTCCCGTTCGTCCCGCCGCCGCAGATTGCCTACTGAGAGTTTCGCATGGAAACCCTGCATGTCGTGACTTGCGTCGCCAATCCGCTCGGATGGCGCAGCCGGGAGGCGCTGGCTCGCCACGCCATCGCCGCTTGGCTGCGGGCGCCAGAGGTATCGATTACCCTGGTCGAGGCCGCCTATGGCTCGCGCGAGTTTGCCATGACCGATCTTGCGGGAGAACGCACTGCTCACATTGGAGTGCGCGCGACGACGCTCGCATGGTCGAAGGAATGCCTACTCAACATCGGTATTTCCCGACTTCCGGCTGCCGCCGAGAAGATCGCGACAATCGATGCCGACGTAACGTTTCGGCGCACTTATTGGGCTGCTGCTACGCTCGCCGCGCTTGATCTGTACCCGGTTGTACAGGCGTGGGACACGGCCTACGATCTTGGGCCGAACGACGAGCATATCCAGACGCACAAGAGCTTCGGCGGGGTCTGGCATTCGGGCGGCCCGATTGTCGCCAATGCCTCGAAATTCTGGAAATTCTCCGGCGGCTGCTACGAGTATCCGCATCCTGGCTACGCCTGGGCCTGGCAGCGGCGCGCGCTCGACCGCATCGGCGGCCTGTTCGAACTCGGTGGCATGGGGTCGGGCGATCATCACATGGCGCTCGGCATGGTCGGCCGGCCCGACGCTTCGCTTCCAGGCGGCGTCACCGCCAATTATCGCAATGCGGTGAGGGCGTGGAGCGACCGGGCGGGCGTTGAGATCAACGGCAAGATCGGCGTCGCGCACGGCACGATCGAGCATCCCTTCCACGGCCGGAAGTCTGACCGCGCCTACGAAGGCCGTTGGGAGATGTTTCTGAAACATGGTTTCGACCCAATGACGGATCTCAAGCGCAATCTAGACGGGGTGATCGAGTTCGCCGGCAACAAGCCGGATTTGGAGCGTGCGTTCGACCGCTACCTTCGCGCCCGGGAAGAAGACGTCAACACGCTGACGTGACGGATGACAGAGGACGGACGAGGGATGACAGATAACCTTTGCTCCGCCCTCCGCCGTACGTCGTCCGACCCGCGATTCGCCGTCGTCTCCGCCGCCCGGCTCTGGTTGGGCACGCCCTATCACCACGCTGCCGACATTCGCGGCGTCGGCGTTGACTGCGCAATGATCCTCGTTCGCGTCTTTTGCGATCTCGGCCTCGTGCAGCCCTTCGATCCGCGCCCCTACACGAAAGACTGGATGCTGCACCGCGACGAAGAGAAATATCTCGGCTTCCTGCTGCAAAGCGCGCGTGAGGTCGAGCGTCCCGAACCGGGCGACGTGATGCTGTTCCGCGTCGGCCGCTGCTTTTCTCACGGGGGAATCGTGACCGAGGCCAACCCACTGACGATCGTCCACGCCTACGCCCCTGCGCGCTGCGTTCTCGAGGAAGAGGTTGCGCGCCACCCCGAGCTTGCGAAGCGGCCCTCGAAAGCATTCTCGCATTGGGCCGAGGCCACCTCCTCCGTCTTCCGTCCTCCGTCGTCCGTCGTCTGACGCATGTCCGCGCTATTCGGTGGCGGCCGCAAATCGCCGGGCATCAAGCCGGACTATACCGGACTCGAGCTGCAAAC